AATCTGTTGAGGATGATATATCAAAACTTAAAGTTTCCCAACGAGGGTTAGCCTCGGAGGATGATGTTGTAAAAGCGATAGAGGCTGAACCTGTATCGTTTTGTAAGGTAGGTATCATGACAATAGTATAACCATAACCAGGTATGTAAGTTTTAGATACAAGAGGTGTATCGTTCTCTTTTTGGTATGCTATAGTATTGTATTGTTTTTCTTTTAAAGTTATCATATATCTCCTTAAAATAAGAAATAGGGGGGTTTCCCCCCCTTATTCTTAAAATGGTTATTGTGAAATGGTTATACCTGTAAGTACAGAACTCAAATCAGAACCTGATACTGGTATCGCTGGTTCTGGCTCTTGTGCCGTAAATGTTAAAGTATATCCGTTCGCATCTCCAATTGCAGTTCCTGTCTGACCTTGTCCTCCATTAAGTTGTGCTCCATACGTTTTACCAATGTAAAAGAATTTATCACCATCAGTACCAGCATTGTTAGTTTCAACAACTAACTTTAAATCTGGGTTCTGTGCTAAAATCTTCATTTGGTTTCTTAACGCTGATTGCATCTTAAGGAAAACCGCATTTATAGTAGACTCGTAGAAAACTGTTCCATTCTCAGTAGAACCATTAATGGTTTCTGTGAAATCAGAAGTTCCTCTCGTCAAGTCAAACTGATAAAATATTCCACTACCATCTAGGTCTGTAACTTCACCAGAAGTTTCAGTAACACCAGTTATAGGTAATGAGCCAGATAAGATATACAATGTTTTGATTCCACCTGCGTTATCTCTACATCCGAGAGAAAATCCTGCTGTAATATCACATGACATAATTTATATCCTTTCTTTAGTTATTTTATTCAGTTATTTATGCTGTTGGGTCATTAGTTACCCAGAATTCTGGATATGCTACTTGAACTCCTAACTTAGTCACGATTCTGTGCTTAAGTTGGTCACCATTGATATCATACCACATTTGGAAGTTATCCAAATCAGATACTAAATCAGTTCCTACTACTATTTGTCTTGCTGGACCAGTTGTAATGAAATCCGAACCTGCTAGTCCTACCGTACCTACTACTGTTAAGTTAGCAAATGGGTGTTTAGCTGACATTAATGAACCTCTGTTCTCTACTGAGTTAGGGTCATAGAAATAGTTATTAGCTTTTCTTAAACCAACGATGTATTTTCTAAAGTTAGCAACTGACATAAATACTGTCAAGTCATCTCTATCTTGTACATCTACTGATAAGTTTTCTAATTGCTCATCAATAATATCTAATAGGTTATCAGATGTTGGAGCTGAAGCAGATACATAAGTTGCACCTGAACCAGAAGCCAATAGACCTGTTAAACCTTCTACACAGTCACCAGTTGTTGGTGATGCAGTCCAAATAAATTGGTCATTCTTCTTTTGGAAGTTTGCTACTAGTTGTGAAGAGTATTCTTCTACGAAAGCATAAGTTTCAGGATAAGAACCTGCTGGTCCTAGTAATCCGATATACTTTGTATCTAAATCTCTTAAACATAGTCCATCGTGTGAACTTCTTTGACATACTTCGATGTCTCTTTGAGTATAAGTTACTGAACCACTTGGTGTAGTTACACAACCTCTACCATCTTGAATTTGTAAATCTATCTCTTGTAGATTTAGAGGTTCTTTGTATTTAATCCCCTCTTTTACAGTTACATATTCTGCCGTTGAACCAGCAATAACCGATTTTACAAGTAATTCACCTGCAAGTTCGTTATTAAAGGCATCAAGAGCAGCTACATTAAATCCTGCCATAATTAAAATCTCCTTTTAGTTAGCCTTACGTTTTTTTAGTAATCTTTCGAATTGAGCTTTCTTTACTGCATCCTTTGGATTGTAAGAAACATCAACTGAAGTATTTCTACCGTAAGTCTGTTTTTTGTTAGTAATTGTTTTTTCAGTTGCAGGTGCAGAGTTAAACTGCTCCTTTACTGTGTTAATTTCACCCATTAGTTCTTCTTTCAAAGCGGTGAATTGTTCTTTGAATTCTCCTCCAATCATTTGGATTAGAGCTTCGTGTAGTTCGTTGATGTTAACATCTGAAGATTCTCCTTCGAATTCTTCTTCTGTTGCTTCAACTTCTTCACTCATTTCTTCTTCTTGATTTTCTGCTTCTACTTCAGCCTCTGCGATAGCGGTGATTACACCTCCTTCCGTAGAAATGGTGAACCCTCCGTCTAATTCGTGAGTACCATCTGGTGCAGGGATGTTACCATCCTCTGTGATTACAAAAATCTCAACACCTTCACCGAGTTCTCCCTCATAGGTTAGAGTTAGTTCTCCATCAGCTGTTTTAATTTCTGCAAAAGTAGATTCAGTAGTTTCTTCTGCTAGTGTCTCTTCAACAACTTCTTCAGATGTAGTTTCTACTACTTCTTCTGATAATTGTTCTTCAACCACAGTTTCTTCTACTGAGGGAGCTTCAATCAAGTTGAAATGTTTTTTCACTAATTCTTTTAGTGCATTTTTCATAATAAACTCCTTTTTGTGATTAATTAGTTGATTCAAACGTACCCTGTTTAGCCTTTGAGTCTACAATTACTAACGTTTCTCCATTAGTCAACTTGTATTCTCCATCGGGCATTATAGCCTGACGTTCTCCATCTTTTAAAATAAAAACAACGAAAGATTTCTCATCGATAACAATCTCAGTTCCACCTTCTGTTGCTCTGTAAAAGAATTTCTGTTTACTGGCGTTAATCATATAATCAGCGAAGAAACCTTCTACTGAGAATCCTTTAACTAAACCAGATTTAACATAATCTTCCCATACTTCTTTATTACGAACTTTCATAATTCCAAACCAAGTACCTTTTTCGTACTCTTCTTTCATCAATGCTTTGGATTTATCTGCAGAAGGTTCATCAACTAACCAAGATTCTACTAGTGTAATATCTTTTAGTTTTTCTTCTTCTGAGTGTTCGTAGTTAACTTCTTTCTGATATCCTTGTTCCAAATACTTGTATGCAATCTTCTCGATAGTATCTTCCGAAAAGTAAACATAAAATTCACCATTTACATCATCGTAACGATAGATAAGGCGATTTGGTAGCATTAAAGGACCAGAAATCAGTTGTTTTTCTTTATTCATTTCACTAAAGTTAGATGTCACAGTATTGTTTGTCTGTGCAACATCTTCTCCATTAGGATTTCTATTGGTTGTAGGTTTTGCGTTTACAGAAGTTGCTGCATCTTCACTCTGTTCTGTCTGAGTTACTTCTTTATCACCTTCTTTAAACATTCTTAACCTTTGCCAATTATGTCTACATCCATATGAACCTTTATATGTGAATATATCATAGATACCAAATTCCGAGTTCTCTCCTTGTATCGTAAGTTTATTTATATCTTCTTTTCTAAAGATTAAATTCTTATCTAACATCTTAGCACAGAAATTTCTGTTCTTGCTATCTCTCGGTCCTTTGTATTGGTATCTTATCTGAAATTTACCATAATCTTCTAGGGAAGAGAGATTGGGTTTAGATGTTATGGCCTCCTTGTCTCCTACTTCGTCAAATTCTTCTATAACCCAACCTTGTTTCTCTAGCTCTTCCTTAGATTCTCCTACCTCGGATAGTTTATCTAATATCTTATCTTGAGTATCAGATGGTAAATTTGTTATGTAATTTTTTTTCTTCTTACGAGATTTGTAAATATCTTCTACATCTTTTAGAAGATTATCAATTGCTTCATCGTGTTCTGAACATGGCATGTATAAGATAATATCATCTTCCATTATGTGTTCATGGTGTCCACTACATCCTATCTGTTCTGCAACTTCTTCTGCTTCTTCTATTGTAGTATATACTGGTAACCCATCTATGTACTCAACCAAATCCATCACTGCTTCAATCTTGTTTTCTATCATCTCTTCATCTGATAGACCTTCTTTAGATTGTTCTTCTTTTCTGATTTGTTTTAGTTTTCTTTGAGCCCACTCAACTCCTGCATCACCACCCCATGCTAACCACATTAATCTACCACAACCATCTCCTAATTCTTTCTTAGAATTTTTACGGTGTCTTTCAAATGCTGCCATTCTTGCAATGGTTTCTTCAGAGATAGGTTCTCCTTTAGCAAGTTGATTTGCTCTTTGCTTTCCAACATTAGTACCACAAGAACCCCAACCATTTTCATCTGCCCATCTTAATGCAATCTTAGCATTTTCTGATGCTTGTTTGGGATAGTCCGAATAAGATTCGAATTGTTCTTTGAAGTACATAAAAGGTAGTTCTATAGCTGGTGATTCTACTAATGCAATTGCATCTACACCAGACTCTAAATCGAATTCCTCTATGTCTAATTTGATAATTTTAGGAGATTTAATCATATATAATATTCCTCTTATATAGTATTATATATAATAAAGGTTTTGGTTAACCTGCAGCAACTGTTCTTCTACCACGAATCTTAGCATCTGCCTCTTCAGCACTTCTTACATCTCCACTAACAACATATGCTTGGATACAAGGTTGAGCATCTATCTCTTGAATTGCATCTGCGTTTTGTACATTTGCAGTAGATGGTGCTGCTCCACCTCTTGATGGGATTCTTGGTCCAGATGGTATATCTGCTGAACCTCCTACACCTTTCGATGCTTTCTTCGCTCCTCTTACCGCACTAACAACTGCTCCGATTATTCCTGCAGCTTGTACTGCGTATGCAATTAAAAGTGGAATGTTTTGTGGGAAACCAATTGCTGCTGTTTTCGCTGCACCTGTTGCAGTTGCAACTGTTGCTTCTGATGCTTTTAAACTTGCGAAAGTAATTGTACTCTTAGCCTCTGCAATTAATTCTTTTGCAAGTAAAACTTGTTTAGCAATCAATGCTGCTCTACCTACTGCTGATTCTGCACCTGCAATAGCAATTACATTATCTAATGAATTCTGTCTTGCTCTATCTAACTTCCCTTGTAGAACTATACTTTGTTGAATAAACGCTTCTCTTTCATCTAAACTTCTTTTATCAAGAATTGCTTTATTCATCACTGCAGCAGTTTCTACTTCTAACTCAGCAGTTTTTAATTCTGATAAACCTTGAACTTTAATTTCATTTACTGCAACTGCTTTCTCTCTTATCTGTTCTGGGTTCTCTGCTGCTTCATCTCTAATTCTTTTTTGTTCTGCTGCTTCTAACGCTAGAAGTTCTGTTTCTTTTTTAAAGATTTCTTCTTTCTCTGCATTAGATGCTCTTAAGTTAGTTAACTCTTCTTCTATAAGTTGTTTTCTTAACTCATATAATTCTTTCGCAGATTCTCCTGCAGCCTGTGCAATTGCAAGTTCTCTTTCTAATTGTGATATTGCTTCACTA